ACCACAAAGATGCCTTGCTCTTGTGCATTTTTCACAATGTTGCCTGAACAGATATATGATTTACCTGCACCAGAGTCACCAGCAAATACTGTGACCTTGCCCAATGGGATACCACGGTTGAAGTCTCCGCTGATCAAATAGTTCAAGGCATAGTTGCCTGTGCTGATCCAGTCTGTTGGATCGTTGAAGCCAATTGACAGTCCGTCAATGCTCTTGGTAATTTCCTTGCGGAACTTGCTTACGTCAAATGGTTTTCCCATGGTCTATGTCCTTATATAAATCTTTAAAAGTTGTCTTACTGTCTATGCCTCTACGCTGATCCAATTCTGATAGTTTATCAAGAGATAATTTGATATTTTTCTCAAACGGAGTATCAATGTAGTGTAGCATATTTCTATAACTATCTTCAAGCAGATAGCCGGGCTTTTGGTTGATTCTATCCTGTAATTTGCTCTTTACAGAGTTTAACACATTTTGTGGTAAATGTCTAATGTTTAGGTATTCAGGTGTTAGCAAGGCTCCAATTACAAAACTGTTGTTGTGGAATCCTTGTGCTTTCAAAAAATCCACGCAATCAAATATGGAATTGTAGTTCAACAAAAAGTGCAACATGTTAAATGATATTTTGTGCCCCAATTGATTGATCTTGTTTAAATTATCCAAAAAGTCCGTCCATGATCCACCGTGTCGTATGTATTCAAATTCTTCGGCCAGGGTCTCTACACTCACAGTCCAGTGTACATTTGGAAATTTGCAAATGGCTTCAAACACTCTGGTGTCAACTTTGCTCAAGTTAGTGTTTATCCTGACATTGGTATCAGGATTTAATTTTTCCAACAGCGTTAAATTTTCTTTCATCAACAAGGGTTCGCCGCCGGCTAGGTATACATGTTTGAGTTGGCCAGCATGGTCATAAATGTAGTTTTTAAAATCCATCAACTGTTGTTGGTCGGGAACTTTGGGCCGAATCTTTAGTTCGTCACTCCACCGGCTACTGAATTCTGGACCACAATACACACAGGCAAAGTTACACAGGTTGGTCCAGCGAACATCAACTGTGCGCAAATCAAAGCGGCCAACTTGATATGTATCAGTTGGAATATTTTTTAATTCACGTATGTAGAACACTCGATCACTAATGTGATCAAATCCTTTTTTTCCACGTTCTAAATCATAACAAGTGTGACAAGTTTCTACTGGTTGTTGATCAACGATCTGTTGTTGTCTGAGTTGATTGTTACCAATCAGTATTGATTCAATGTTTTGGTCTTTGATGTCACCGAGTGGTCCGGCACTGCGAATACAGTTTTTAACTTCGCCGTTGAAATTGTACATCATACCAGTCCAAGGCATGGGACAAAATGTGGGATTGGTTAATATGTCACGGGGCGTCATCAGTAGGCTGGTCCCAAAGAGATTTCCGGTATAACAAGTCCATTGATTTGGGCTATTTCCAGTGTGGTTACAAGTACTTTGGCCCAGACATCTACATCGGCCGAGGGCGGGACTGTTTTATTGTTGTTGGTAGCAATGTCACCAGGACGGACTATGGTAATTTTAACTCCTGGACGTTGGTGTCTTATCTGTTTTACTGCTTCCTCAAGTGCAACTTTTTGCACACGATATGCTGTCATGTCAAGTCCAGGCAACACACTCACAGGATCCTGAGTCATCATGGTACTTACTACTATGATGTGTTTGTGGGTGCCCGACCAACGTTGTGCCATTTCAAACAACAATTCAGTCTGTGCGTATCCTGCTTGTGCATTGTTAACAAACACGTCACAGGTTTCAATTGCATCTGCAATTTTGGGTATCACACGTATGTTGTGACCTGTGCGGCGACTTAGTCTGGTGATCTCGTGTCCGCGACTTTCGTACTCATTGGCCAGTGCCTGTCCAATGCCTGCGGTTCCACCTGTGATTGCTATCTTCATAATAGGTGAGTTGGTTCTTTAAAGAACATGCCTTGCAACCCTATTCTAGGAAACACAGGGTTATCATAAAATCCAATGTCATGTGCAACTTGTCCGTTCATGAGAATTGGTTGATTTTTTGCAAAATCATGTCTTTGAACTTCATTGAAGTCTTTATATTGCAATAGATATTCATCACGGTCTTTGCTATTGGCATCACCTCTGCGTGTGACCAGTGTGTTGATATCTATTTCTGGATCTTTTGGTTCGTAAAATCTAACACAAGTTCTTTCCATGTTCAATATGGGCCAATTTAATTTCCAATACACCGGTGGTTTATCCAAGTGTATTGGACAACTGGATTCAGGATAGCCAGGAGAATCTACTTGCCATGCCAAAGTAAAATATACATCTCTCAAGGCCAAATTCATGGTCGCTACCCAAGCAACTAATTTTGGGTTAGCGGCAATAAAATGCATGATGTTATGTCCGAACCTGTCTGGAAAGTTTGCATACTGGTAAGTGTCAGATTTAGCAACAATTGTGGTATACCTATGTGCATAATCCAGTAGATCCTGATTGATCTCTTTATAATTTGGGCAGTCTAATACTTGATAATATTGATTGGTCATAAAATTCCCCTTATTTTATTTTGTTCAAACATATAGGCATCTATTTCTGCTTGATTGTTTCGATCAATTGCAACTTGTCCGGGAACGATATGTTTAAAGGGTAAGGTCATTGAGTTTGAGTATTTTACATTCAACGAGTCAGGTGTATCTAAAAATGCCCAAGAATGTAAAATATCATGCTGTTTGACAAAGTTAAAAATGTTAAGCAAGTCACCAATGTTTAGTGCGCTAACTGTTGTCCAGGTATTTAGTTCCTGGATACCCATAGTTTTATAGATCATTAAATTTTTAACAAATCGATCCCATTTAATGGGCCAACGCACTAGATCGTGTACATCGCCAATTCCGTCTAAACTCACGGTCACTGTGACATGAATACCACGTTTTAGCAATTCTTCTATTTCAAATATTACGATGCCGCAATTGGTATTGATTCGTACACTATTCACTTCTGGGGGAATATTTTGTAACAAGTGTCGATAATTTTTACTGGCACTAGGTTCTCCACCATTTATGTCCAGGTGTACCACACGGTCTAAAGGTAATTTCCAAAATGCACTGCTGTTGTCTACGATAGTGTATGTTTTGCTTTTTAAACTACCTATTTTGGTACTTAAATTCTCATTGCAGGTCAAACAGGCACTGTTACAAATATTGTCTAACACCCCGCCAACAATCAAATAGTCTTGACGTGTTTGTTGTTTGTCAAACTCAATAGTGTTGAGTCTTATGCTGGTGCCATTGACTTTTTCAGTTTGAATGCACCTTGAACATTCAATTGGTTCCTTGGTAGATTTGATTTCGTTAAGCCACTTGCTTGAATCCATTTCTTCTAACGAATTGAACTGTGGTGGATTGATCATGTGTCCACAGCGACTAACTGTTCCGTTGGGATTAAATCTCACAAAATGTTCAAGCCTTGGGCAATACATGTTCTATTATATTTTTATGATTGTTTTTATAGTAGTCCAGCAATTCAGTCCAGGTAAACTCTTGTCCTGCTAGATCTAAAAGTATTTGGTCCAGGTACAACCATAATTCAATGCTGTTGTCGTCTGCAAACAACTGCTGAATGAATTCTTTTGAGGGTGGCACTACTTTTGGCAAACGCTTCACATTAGTTATGCTACCAAAATTTTTAAAATCTCTCAGGCGTATTTTTGCGTCGCTTCGTAGATAACGAGAGAGATTTGCCAACCAATGAAATTGCGGCAAGTAGTGTGTATTTAAAAATTTATATCGCTTGGCAAACCAAAACGCTGTAGAGGAATCTAATTCAGGGTGATCGCGTTGAAGAAATTGTAGGTATGTGTTTACCCCACTAATATATCTTGAGCGAGGATTACGTATGTAAACATCTACATGATCAAGAGTTTGAATTTCATTATTGGTAAACATCACAAGATTGTCTTGCAATTGCTGATCTCTCAAACTGCTATTTCCGTTTTTCTGAATTAGATAAACCCATTGATGGTGAAGTGGTATTTCTACGACTTCACACAGGTCAGGAAACAGCTCTGTATCTAGAGCCGTTTGCATTACTTCTGCTGTCTAGCGCGAATCATAGCCAGGATGTCTTCGGCCTTTTGTGCTGGCTTTGCGCCCGCAACTGGTGCCGAAGCGGCTGGTGCTTCTTCATCATCAAAGTCGTTAGCAGGTGCAGACACTTTGAGTGCTGGCTTTGCCGCTACTTCGTGAACATCACCATGACCGTCTACTGCCAGTGCTGGAGCAGATCCACCAGCAGGTGCTTGCACACCAGCAGGACGGAAGTATTGACCCCAACGCTCTGTGTCATATGGTTGACCATCAACTGATGCTTCAAACATCTCTTTGATAACTTTCAACTCAACGTCAGTTGGCTTCTTGGGCAAGAATGTGCTCAAGTCAAATAAGCCATGTGCATCAACAGCCGCTTGTTCTGCTTCGGTCAGTGCTGACTCTTTACGTGCCCACTTTGATCCATTATAGTCAGCAAAACCGCCTTTGGCACCTTTGCTGATACGGAAGTCCAGGCCACGCAGGTAGTCTGTTGGCAATTCTTCCAGTTCAGGATCCATCAAGGCGCCTTTGATAGTTGTAAAGATTTGTGGACCAATAATGAATCTACGAATTGGATTCTCTGGTGACTTGTCATCACTCAAGGGGTTCTCGCGAACGAAGCCCTGGAAGATGTAACTGCGTTTCTTCCAGTACTTACGACCCATGTCTTCAAGGCTTTTGTCCTTGAACCAGGTACGTACTTCTGCCAAGATTGGGCAGGCTTCCTGCCACATTTCCACGCAAGGTACTTGTACCATAACTTGCTTGGATTCCATCTCTCCTTTGACTCCGTTGAAAGGTAAACGAATCATTGCTCGTTCTTGCCAAAAGAAAGTGTTTTTAGAGTTACCGTCAGGGAGGAAGCGTAATGTAGCCGATTGGCCTTCTTCCATGTTCCAGTGCGGGTAAATTGAATTATCTCCGCGTTCGGTGGATGATCCACCTTGTTTTGATTCCGCTGCCTGTAAACGTGCGCGGATTTCTGCTAATGA